AGCCACTGAGAAAGAAGTAGGAAATAAAAGTAATATTGGTATGAAAGACTTATTACTATCTTCTGATTCAGGTATAGATCAACGATTTGATAAAATGTTTTATGATAAGTTAGCTGAAAAGGGATCAGAGAATCAAAGTAAAAAAGCAATTAATGCAAACATTCAGTTTGATTCAAATGCCTTTAAACCTACAGACTCAGAACTTTCTACTTTTTCAGACGCTGCTGACTATCGATTGACAGATGGAATGGAAGACTCTATGTTATCTGGTTCAATGGACCAAGCAGCCGCTTCTCCTGCATTGCCTACTGAAACTTTGCCAGATGTATCTACAACTGCTACAGAAATGCCTATGGTTATGGCTAAAGGTGGTCTGGTTGCAAGACGCAAGAAGTAATATATAATTTGAATACCTAAGTCTGAGGTGGGCAGACAGGTACTTAATAATTCCCACCATCATTGGCTACCTATCTCCCTGTATTGACAGCTACAGTTAGCCCCAACTTAAAAGGTAAATTATGGTAACAGAAGTAGTGCTTGATCAAAAGCAAGAAGTAAAGGCGTTCTCTCCTTTCGGTAAACGTAACTCAACTGAGGAACGTATTAAAGAAGAGGAAGAGGAACTTAAGAATCTTCAAGAGGCTAATAAACCTTCAGAAGAAAAAGTAGAAGAAGAGTCTGCTGAACCAGAAACTGCTGAGGAAAAGAGTTTTAAGAAGCGTTACGGTGATCTCCGTAGACATTCACAGCAACAACAGACACAGCTTCAGAGCCAGATTGATGCTTTAAAAGCACAGCTTGAACAGTCAACTTCTAAGCAAATTAAGTTTCCCAAGACTGAGGAAGAACTTAATGAGTGGGCAACACAGTATCCTGATGTTGCTAAGATTGTTGAAACCATTGCCATGAAGAAGGCAAAAGAACAGGCCAAGGAAATCGAAGACCGATTCCGTCAGCTTGATGAAAGAGAACAACAGACAGCCAAAGAAAGAGCAGAAGCTGAGTTGATGCGTTTGCATCCAGACTTTGGTGATATTAGAGATGATGATGCATTCCATGACTGGGTTGAAGATCAGCCTAAGTGGGTGCAACAAGCTCTATATGAGAACGATAATGATGCTAAGGCAGCAGCCCGAGCCATCGACTTATACAAGGCTGACAAAGGTATTAAGACCAAGAAAGAAAGCTCATCTAAGGATGCAGCACAGAGTGTAGGATCGAGAAGTGCTCGTTCTACCCCTGCTCCTGAGGATATCAGCGGTACTTTCTATGAGTCTCAAGTAGGTAAAATGTCTACTCATGAGTATGAAGCTAACCAAGAAGCTATTTCAAAAGCTATCAAATCTGGTAAGTTTGTATACGATTTGAGTGGTAGTGCTCGATAAGTATTGACAAAAGTTATATTACTGATATAACTTTATCATTGGTCACCTTGTGGCCTTTCCCTCTGGAGCCTAAGCCGTTACCGCAATAACCACCTTAGGCTCTGGAAAAGTTAACGCAAAACAGTAAGCTATCAGAATTACCTGAAGTTTGTTGGCCTGTATGTTTTAGGGAGGCATCCCTACTATGTACACACCCGATAGAACACAGCCTCTGAGGTGATGTAAAGCGTATTTAATTATATGCCCTTATATCTTAGGAGGATAAATCATGGCATTTCCAAAAGCTGTAGGTTACGGCAATTTACCTAATGGTAACTTTAGCCCAGTAATCTATTCCAAGCAAGTACAACTTGCATTCCGTAAATCGTCTACCGTTGAAGCCATTACTAACAATGACTACTTCGGTGAAATCGCCAACATGGGCGACTCTGTCAAGATCATTAAAGAGCCAGAAGTTTCTGTTCAGAACTATGCTCGTGGTACACAAATCACAGCACAAGACCTGAATGATGATGACTTCACATTGGTTGTTGATCAGGCTAACTACTATGCATTCAAGATTGATGACATCGAAGCTGCTCACTCACATGTGAACTTCATGCAGATGGCTTCTGATCGTGCAGCATATCGTTTGCGTGACCAGTATGATCAAGACGTTTTGGGTTACTTGTCTGGCTACTATCAGTCTGCCAAGCACGTTTCTCCTGACACTGCTCGTACAACTGCTCCCGGCACAAAAGCTGTGACTAACGCAGGTGCTGATGAGTTGTTGTCTTCAATGAAGTTGAAGAAGGGTGACTTCTCCAACATTACCACTGGTTCTGCTGGCGATCACTCCATCCCATTGACACCTCGTTTGCCCGGTGCAACTGCTGCTCCAACAGCAACAGCCACACCTTTGCAAGTGATTGCTCGTATGGGTCGTTTGTTGGATCAACAGTTTGTTGATACCAATGGTCGTTGGTTGGTCGTTGACCCAATCTTCGTTGAGTTGTTGAAAGACGAAGACTCACGCTTGTTCAATAACCTGTTCGGTGGCTCTGGCTTGCAGAACGGTTTGGTGGTAGATAACTTGCACGGCTTCCGTGTGTTTGTGTCTAACAACTTGCCTAAGGTTGGTACAGGTGCTGGTACTTCTGGTACAGCTAACCAAAACAGCAACTTCGGTGTTATCGTGGCTGGTCATGACTCTGCTGTGGCAACTGCCCAACAGATCACTAAGACTGAGACATATCGTGACCCCGACAGTTTCGCTGACATCGTGCGTGGTATGCACCTCTATGGTCGTAAAATCTTGCGTCCTGAGGCACTTGTCACTGCTAAGTACAACGCTGCTTAAGGAGAAACTAAATGGCAACTATTACTACTCTCTCAAACGCTGTAAGCGCAGGTACACACCCAAGTCGTGGCATTCGTGCTATGCCTTATGTTGTGGAAAACACAATCAACTTCGCTACCGCCACCACTGCTAAAGGTTCTGCCTTGGCAATTAATGACGTTATCGAAGCTCTCCAGATTCCCGCACAATCTATTGTGTTGGCTGCTGGCTTTGAAGTGTTGTCTGCTATCACTGGTGATGTGACAATGAGCTTGGGCGTAACTGGTGTTACTGCTGCTGCTTATGTTTCAGCACAAGCATTGACTGGCTCTACTGCTGTGGGTACTTATGGTACTCCTGCAACTGCTGGTTATCCAATCGTGTCTCAGTCTGCTGATACATTGGACTTGTTGATTGCTGCTTCAACTACAGCAATCTCTGCTGGTTCAGTTCGTGTCTTTGCTGTCCTCGTTGACGCAACAGACCGTATTGGCCCTGCCAGTGTAAAGCGTGACGCTCTGTCTTAATTGATGGGTGTATGGGGAAGCTCTCACAAGGAGCTTCTCCTTTTATTTATTTATTGTTATGGCAACATATCTTTCTTTAACGAATGAATTGCTACGCAGACTCAATGAAGTCGGTTTAGATACCACTGAGTTTGACAATGCACGAAATGTACAGAGTCTTGCAAAAGATGCGGTCAATTCATCCATTAGGGAATTGATGCATTCGGTCCAAGAGTGGCCTTTTGTTTCTGCTTCTACTACACAAACACTTACTGCTGGTACTGGAACATATACGTTTCCTACCAACATGTCTAGTGTTGACTGGGACAGTTTCTATTTACAGAGACTATCTACTCAGAACAACACACCTAAAAAGATTCCGTATATCACTTATACGGCTTACATCGAAACACAAAAACCTAAAGAAGATCAGACTGGTACTAGTGGTCAAGGTTCTCCTTTGTATGTGTACGATACTCCAAACAATTTATCATTTGGTGTAACTCCACTACCTAATGATGCATACAAGATTGATTACAACTACTGGTACTTTCCAGAAGATTTAGTGAATGCTACAGATGTATGCGTAGTTCCTGATCGATTCAGAAATGTTCTGATTGATGGTGCAATGATGTACATGATGATCTTTAGATCTAATGAACAAAGTGCTGCCCTGCATAAATCAAACTTTGAACAAGGTATTAAAGTGATGCGTAGACTGTTGATTGGTGAAACCAATGTTATGCGTTCTACTGCTATTACGCAAACTGTAGCAACTGCCCGAGTGTTCTAATGTCAGATAGAATCAATGGCTTTAAAGTTAACTCTGCTGGTGGTTTAGATACCAACAGGGATGTACTGTCACAGGGAGAGAATGCTCCCGGAAGTGCTATTCAACTTATTAATTATGAGCCTTCTTTGTCTGGTGGTTACAGAAGACTTAGTGGATATTACAATAGTTATGGCACAGTGACTGGCACTGGGGATGTTCTTGGTGTTGCTGTAGCTGACAATATTAATAATGGTATCTTTGCTTGTAGAAAACCATCCGCTGGTACAAATTACTTTTATAGATGGGTGACTGGTTCTAGTTCTTGGACAGCAATTACAACACCCGGAACTATAACAATGGTGGGTGTAAAGAAGGTTAGATTTAATAGATACAATATGGGTAGTCCCAAGATTGTATTAACTGATGGCATTAATCCAGCAGCTACTTATGATGGAACTACCTATACGCAGATTACGGATAGCAATGCTCCAAACTCTCCTAAGTATTCTGCCGTGTATAAGAACCATCTATTCTTAGCTGGTGATACTACCGATCCTTACAATTTATACTTCTCTTCCCCACTAGCTGAGACAAACTTTAATCCAGCTAATGGTGCTGGTGTTATTAACATTGGTTTTGAAATTGTACAGATTAAACAGTTTCGTGATGTGTTGTATATCTTTGGTAAGAATGCTATTAAGGCATTGGCAGGTACAAACATTGCAGACTTTATTGTTACAGAAATTACAACCAACTTGGGTTGCTTAGTACCTGATAGTGTGATAGAACTGGGTGGTAATCTACTGTTCTTAGGACCAGACGGATTCCGTCCTATTGCTGGTACTAACAAGATTGGTGACGTTGAACTTGAGACAGTATCTAAGAAGATTCAGACAGTAGCCTCTGGCCTTATTGTTGATCTATATTCTGGTAGTATTGATCCTGAATCTGTATCTTCAGTAGTTCTTCGTAAGAAGTCTCAATTTAGATTGCTAAGCTCTAGCTCTAGTATCTTTGGTATCTTGGGTGGATTGAGACAATCTGCTGAGGGTTCTATCAACTATGAGTATGGTTTGATTTATGGCATGCAAGTTACCTGTGCTGCCAGTGGATATATAAACTCAGAAGAGTTTGTTATTCATGGAGATTCTACAGGTAAAGTATTTAGACAAGAAACTGGTACATCATTTGGTGGTGCTGATATTTTAAGTGTGTATCAAACACCTTATTATTATTTTGAAGATCCTACTATTCGTAAGAATTTTTACAATGTATCAACTTTCTTGAAGAGTGAAGGTACAGCTAACATTGTGTTCTCTGTTACCTATGATTTTGAAGACAGTTTTAATGTGTATAACCCTGCCAACTTTAATATAAGTACAACAGGAACAGCAGCATATTACAACGAAGCTGTGTACGATAGCACAGCCATTTACGATGGTAATCCTTCACCTGTGGTGAAGACAGCATTTACTGGCTCTGGTTTTTCCATTGCCTTTAAGTATGTGACAAATGATCAGAACGCTAGTCATACTGTTCAAGGCTTGGTCTTGAATTATTCATTGAATGATAGGCGATAAGGAGAACTACCTTGACAGGATATGTAAGACAATCAGCAGCGGATATCATTGCAACAGCAGTTGTTAGGGCTACTCCTATCAACAATGAGTTCAATTCTATTAGAGATTCCTTTGCTCAATCAGGTGGACACAAACACGATGGTACTGCAGCAGAGGGAGAATATGTACCACTCATTTCAGATACGGCTAATAAGAATAAAGTTGTTACTGATTCAACAAACAATCGAGTAGGTGTCTTTGTTAATGTAAGTGGTACATCCACTGAACAAGTACGTTTTCAAAACGGTGCTGTACTTCCTGTTACAAATAATGCAGTTGATTTTGGTAGCAGCAGTTACAAGATTAAAGACTTCTACGCTGCTGGTAATTTATATCTAGCCACTGCTAGTCTTACTGGTCAACTTACTTCCACTGTAGCTACAGGCAC